CAAGGCAGCAGTTTGGTGGACTGTCCAGCGTCTTTAAAAATGTACTTATGGTACTCCTTGAAATGCCGAGCTCACTAGAAATTACGCCATAGCTACACCCTGCATCTCGCATCTTCTTAATTTGCATCTTTTCTTGTTCGGTCATTTTTCTGTACCTCCTGAAATGAAAAAGCCTACCAGACATTGAATCCAGTAGGCTCCTATTAACCTTTTTAATTTATTTACTTTCTACTTATCTTTACTCTTGTTAATTTGTTTAAATATTTGATTAGTGCCTGTAGCAGATAAGCCACTTGCACCGCCTACAACCATTGCGATTACAACATTTTTTGCTGGTATGATATTTGGAATGAAGTAGTAACAAATTACACCAGCAACTATGCCAAGTGCTAAACCGATTAATGGATAGAAATGACTTAGCTTTTCGTTGTATTTTGCAGCTTTTTTAATTACCTCAATTAGTAAATAAACCGCAGTTGCGATTGCAGGAATTGATATTAGATTTAAATATTCCATCTTGCACCTCCCTATTTATGTGCTTGTTTATTTAGGTATTCTTCTATGTCTTGAATTGCAGTTGTAACTGGACCATCACAACCTTGTTCTTCTAATCCTTTAAGACATGCGAGAACTCCTTTAGTTAAAATTTTCTGTTCTTCCTTTATTTCCTTTATATCTGCATCGTGTTTACTGGTGCTTAAATAAAATCTATACACACCTAAAACGACTCCGAGAATTACCCCAAGAGCCGTTATAACTGATGCAGTAGTAACAATATATTCTGTCATAGCTATTCCTCCTTTGGTTTTTTAATCTGCTCTAAAATTGATAGTAGATCTATCTTTATTTCACCCTCAAGTTCTATATACTTTGCCATTTTTTCACCTCCTACTGTAACGATACATTCAATGCACCAGCTCTAAATATTGGAATGTAGCCAGATGGTACTGATATCGATGTTGTAAGTGCACCCCACATAATTGGCACGGTTGATGTCTTACTTGTGAAAATACCAAAGTGTGTTATCGTCCCCCAAGCTGATGTTGCCTCAGGGAAGAATATGATGTTTTCTGTGTTTGATATCGTTCCTGCAGTTGCTGGTGACATTAGCATTGTGCTTGACTGGTTATAGTTTCCAATCATTACCTTTGAATATCCAGTTGTTGCATCTGGTTCTGTAAAGTTGTTGCCACTTGCATCTGGTAGCGTTGTTGATAAGCCGATGTAGCAAGTTGAAGCTAACATGGCATATTGTGCTCTTCCAAAGAATGCGTTTAAAATTGCGTTTGCTGTTTGTTGTGTAATCATTTTTCTATCCTCCTAAAATTCGTATTTTATTAATCTTGAAGCTACCGTATCTGTTGAGTTTCCAAACTGGTAGTCAAAGATAAAAGTTAATAAAGTTGCATCGTTGCTATAGCTTGAATACAACTTGGTTCTTGCAAGCATATCGTTGCTTCCATTTGGTCCGTACATGGCAGTTCCAAAGTATGTAGTAGTTGAGCTTGATATACCAATTTTTGATGGCATACAGATAAACGGATTGTTAGCGTCCCAACCAAGTGCTTGAATGACTCTCCAGCCATAACCAGTTGTAAGGTTTTTATAGTATGAAAGCTGAGTCTTATCTACTTTTCCATTTTTATAGGTTTCAACATCTCTCGAGGTATAGTAAGCACCTGTAACATCTGGTAGCCACATCGCATCGTTTCCTAAAAAGTCCTCAATGCCTCGATACTTCATTCTATTATTTGCTGTGTCATATCCAGTAGTTGCCATAATTCCATCAGTGCCACCAGTTGTTTGGTTAGCTCCTACATAGCCGTTCATTATGTTTCTCGACCTTTTATTTGCAAACTCTATTAGCCAGAGAAACGATAAAATTGTATGCTCATAGGCTCCATAGGGTTTGTATCCAGTGCCATTTGCTTTTGCATAGTCTGTCCATTGAATTGGTGTATAGGTTTGGTTAGTTAATTTTCCAGTCATTGAAACCATTTTATTGCTCTCTTGAAATGATATGTACTTACCCACCAAAAACGCATCTGACTTATACCAATTCCCAGCACCCTTTTTCCCTCTTGCAACTGCGATGTCGGTGATGTTGTCGTTTTCATCTGTACCTATTCTCCACCACATCTCTGGGATTGAAATAAATACACTATCGTCTATGGTAACTTCAACCATTTCGTTATATGGGAACTCGTCGTCAAAGTCGCTTGTAACAATACCTGTAGCAGTATCAATATTAAAGGTCTTACCCACCGCTTTATCTGTTCTTGTAAGTTCAACAGCTTGGTCGTACATGCCACTAACTCCCAAAACTCTACTAGTTATAATTTCATTACTTTCAAAATCTCCATAACCAGTGTGAACTACCACTTTAAAATGATTTGTACTATCTTCAGTTACCGTGGTATTTGTAAAGTCAATGAGCACATCGTCGGTTAAGGTTTCATCGTGGCTGATGGTTTTTTCTAGCACTTCATCGATATATAGATCGAGGCTTGAAATACCAAGTAGCACATTAGCTACAAGTATTCCATCGTCTTGATATTCGATATATGGTTTGTTGGTATAGGTTTTCAACACTTCATTACTATTTCTAAAACCCTCACCCATTGCCACCACTTTTATCTGGTGTAAGCCGTAGGTTTCTATGTATTGTTTTAAATCTAGTTGTATCGACATTTTAAATTCCCTCCTTTTCTGTATAGATTAAATTATCGTCTGCATAGACTTTATGGGTAACATTTGCTGATATTCGGTTTTTATAGTACGGGTTTCTTAGCTTCAGCACATAGTCTGGTGTTATTGCAATTTCATCGTCTGCCATCTTTGGTGCTACATCAGTTAGTGCAAGGTTGAAAATAAACATATCCCAGCCTGCATAGTTACCACCATCTTTTTTATACTTCACCTCATAAAAACACTCACCAGTTGGCACATCAAGTATCAGCTCTTGTGGTGTTTGCATGTTTTTCCCATAGCCTGAAAGTAGAATATTTGCTGCTGGTTCATTGAAGCTATTTAACATCAAGTGCGTATTTATTTTCCCAACCATACCAAAGTCGTAATAGTGCTCAGAAAACTGCATCCATAACATCTTTACAGTTGTAGGCTCACCTTCGTTTGTAAACTTTATTCTACAAAGTGAAAAGCTACTATTTACCCCAGCATTACTTGGTTTGTAGTAGCCATCTTTTTCATCATATAGAAATGTATGTACCGCACCTTCCACTGGTAAAACTGCAACACTTAAAAGCTCCTCTGCTTTCACCTCTTCATGTATAATTTCATCGCCGTGGTAGATTAAAAGCCTTTGTGCATATCTTGGTAGTTTGGTTGTAAGTAAATGTGTATAGTCATTAATCTTTAACTCTGGACTTTTAATCTGCGGTTCTGTGTCTGCATTAACTTCAATCCTTACATTCCCATTCATTGATTTAAATGTGATCCGACCGTTGTACATTGAATACTCATACTGATCGGTTAGTAAATACTCATCACTACCATTTGCCTTTTTGTATACCTTAATATTCTCTGGTAGCCAGTAGCCAAACTCACTTTTTACAAGGAAGGTATATCTTAATCCATCAGTTATTTTTGTAGTTGTGTCGAGTGTAGTTATATGCTCATCAAACACTTTCTCAATTGAGTAAATGGCAAATAGTATTGAATTACTTTTATTAGATTCATTCATTAATGGGTTAACACAACTAGCTTCTATCACATGGTTTTTCTCAACTTCAAACTTTGCAATTAGATCTATCTGATATCCAGTTTGATAAAACGCAAGCTCACCATTTGAGTAGATGTTAAAGCCTTTATTGAAGTTTCCATTACTGCTTGGATTTGTAATTGTTACAGTATTACCATTTCTTGTCATTGCTGGCGTATTTAGTGTTGGCACTTCCTTTGCACCCTCAAATATTCCCTCAATTCCAGCAATTACTACACCTTCCGCAATGTTTTCTGCAACGAAAGTATCTGGCTTTAAAATAACGACTTTGCCATACAGCTCGTCTAGTGAAGCTACCACCTCTTGATTGCCAGCTGTGAAGTCTAAGATTATGGTTTTTTCTGCAAGATTTCCAAGTGAGAACACCTTTTTATTGCCATCTTCACCATCAAAAGAAACCGTCTCAATATCGCTATATACAACATCTACTCCACTTTTGTTTTTAAGTTTTATATTCGTCTTTCTCATTTTTCCACCTATTGAATATCTAAGTTCCCCGCTACTTGCTCTGCACCATACACCTGATAAATCTCAAGCAGGTTTTCTATTTGTACTGGGTTATACCACGAAGCCTCGTCAAAGGTAATGTCTGCAAATGAAAAAGCATCGTGAGAGATATTTCCTACAACTATAGAGGTTAAACTCACAATGCTAATATTTGTATTTGGTATAACTACTTCAAACGCTTTTACATCTACCTGCATACTTTCAGCTGTATTTAAAACCTCAAGCGATACATCACCACTATCATAAATCACCTCGTTTATCTCAAGTGAAGTAGCTTCTAAACTAGTTATATCGCTGTCAAAATATAGCTCAAAAGCGGTATTGGTTTTCAAGTAATCATCGCCATAGTTTATTGCATCAAGGTTTGAATCACCACCCATTAGAAAAGTCGATATAACTTCCAGTGTGCTTCCAGAGATGCAAAGGTCTAAGCGAATGTTGTCTCTAAACTTTGATGCAACCACCGATTCTTGAAGTAACCTTTGAAACCTTTTAGCCTCTGATGATATATTTGCCTTATGCTCTTTTGTATAGCTAAGTAATCTAATTAAGGTTTTCTCAATTTCACCGCTTTCGCTTAAAATACAATTAACTGTTGACGCTGTTTTTCTTGCTTTTCCCTTTTTCATCAGGCTTAGAATATCAGCCATCATATCTACATCACTACCAGTATTTGTGGCAACTCCCTTTACCATCTCGTTTTCAATATTACATACACAATCTATGTACTCTGATAGCATTGGGTTTGCAACACAGCGAATTAAATCTGGAATTGACATTATAGCTTCACAGGTTATTTGTGATGAGGCTTTTCTCGCCACCCTAGTTATCGCATTTGCATTGTTTCTTAAGATATGTGCAGTGATTGAAACAAAAGTCGATCCTTTATAGTTATCAATACTTGCTGTAAATGTCATTTCAGGTTTTAATCTAATCTTTAGTAGCCTCTTTCCTTTTACACTAACCAAAGCCTCTGCAATCATTTGAGAAAGGTATTCAGTTTCTAAATCAAGTGGCTCAACATTACCCAGTGTTGCATCTGTTAAAGCGTTTAATATACTATTTGCAACAAGCCTACCAATATCTGCAAAGTCCATGTTAGAGGTTTCTGTTAATACACTTGGCACCTCAGCTCTTAGTTTTACACTGTTGTAGTTTATTATTAACTTTGCATTTGTTACTGCTAAATGATAGATGGTTGAGTAGAGATTACTGTATAACCTTTCAAGCTCCATCACCGCGTCATAGAAGCTATAGTTTTTCAAATTAACCCTTATTGTACCTCCAGCATGTTTTAATTTAATGTCAGCTTGTGGCTTAAACTCAACACTCTCATTTATGCTAAACTCCGCTGCTTCGTGGTTAGATACCGTTACATCACTTTTTAAAGTTTCTACTAAAAAGGTGTCAAATGCACTAAGTTCTGGCACTGAAAGAATAGTGTTTGAGCTAGCTTCTAAATTTGTATTGCTTGCTTTATTCAGTGTATTTGCTTCGTCTTTTAAGATGTCGATTAAGAGATTAACTTTTCTTGTAAGCTCAATTAGTGCAGAGCCATATACGGTGTCTGGTGTAAGGGTTTCTGTAAAGCCACGGTAATTATCTCTTCCAACAAAGCCTTCATAGTTTGTGTCATACTGCCAAATAAATGTTGAGTTTATTACCACTTTCACATTGTGGCTTATTGCATTAAATCTTCTAGCAGTAAAGTTTACAGGACTTGAGGTTAGCTCAAACTTTGTATCTTCATAAGAGCCAAACTCATCACTCCATGTAAGACCTACTTCAACAAGTGCGTTTTTCAAACAATCTACTATGTCATTCCATACAGTCTTTTTAAATAGCGATGTGTTTTCCCTATATATGAGTGCATGGTGGGCTTGTTGTCTGTCAGCGTTTTTATTCCAGTCAAAGTTTGGATAGTCTTTTCTTAGCTTTAGCTCTTTCATATCTATCACCCAAATTTTGCAATGGCAGCACCTGTGTAGATGTTTTTCATATCAGTATCTTTTACAACATATGCAGTGTTATCGCTAAACTTGAAAAATATGCCGTTGTATCCTGTCATTGGTGTGAATGTGCCTTGATCGTCTGCTGGCACTGAATTGCCTATCCAAAGACCGTCGGTGAATTTCTTAACCAGCCCAAAGTCTTTAGTTGCACCAAATCCAGATCCTAGTTGTAAAAATGGGAAGTCCTCATCTTCCGTGGTGTAGCCAAGTTTTAGCTTTAAATCACCATCACTGTTATACACCTCAAAACCGTTTGCAGTCATTTGTGAAAAGCCTTCATCTCCTCCTGGCATTCCTGCATAGTATTTCCCACCGTAGATTGTTGCTTCACCAGACATGTAGGCATTTCCATTTGCGTCAACAATAAATCTGTCGTTGATGTTTATACTTCCACTTTGTACCTCAATTGAACCTTTAAACTTGTAGCTACCACTTTCAGGATCGAAATATAGCTTATCTTCTAAAACCCCTTCATCATCTAGTGCCTGCATTCTAAACTCGTCAGCGTTCATTATGACTTTTGCACTCTCATCACTTCTTTCAATTGTTAAGCCACTAAGCTCTGATACTTTAACACCGTAGTATGATGTGTTTTTAGTTACCGTTTGTTTTGCAGCTTCTACAAGATCAGCTTCTAGTGATGTTTCACTTTCTCCAACTTCAAGCTCGAGATTTTTTGATGTAAACGGTTTTCCCCTAATGCCAATGAGCCTTACATTTTCATCAATACCAAGTTTTGTAAATTTCAGATGTAACTCATCCCCTACTATGATGTCTTGTCGTTTTCTAATGGTGATTTGATACACTGGTTTTTCCTTTCCCGTATTTACAGTTTTTGAAATTGACACCACGTTATCGCAAATTAAATCAACTGGCTCAGTTCTACCTTTATGCGTTAGTAGAGAAACCGAGTAAAAGTCAAAACTAACATCCATATTCAATGTGTCTGCAAGTTTCAACACAAGGCTTCTAACTGTTGCATCTTGATTTAACTCAAATGTGGATATCTCTTGTGAGTCAACTATACCGATTTGAAAGTTTGTGCCTTCGAGAATTTTAGTTAGTATTTCTCTTGGTGTGCCAGTTTCAACAAATGTGGTTTTAGTATATTCGTTTAATCTATATGACACATGCTCACAGCTGATTTTTACCTGATAAAGTCCTCTTGTAAGTGATTTTGCAATGGATACAATGTCGTAATAGTCGCTAGCATATTCAACAACTAAATCTGCTTGGTTTAACTTTGAAAGTAGCTCGTCAGTTAGTAAGGTTTCAAAATCTAAAGTCTTAACACCGCTTAAAGTAATGTAGGTTTCACAAGATAAGACTTTTTCTACAACAGTTTGTAAAGCACCATTTTTTGAATAAATTGAAAATGCCATGTTACACCCCCATTGCTCGCATGTATGCTAAATTCCTCGTGCTTTGAACTCTACCAGTTGCAGTTGCGATTAAAGCTTCGTCAAGATATACTGGAACACTAACCTCTATCCTTTGAGTAGACTCTTGCATTTTGTACATATCTCCAGGACCAACTTTTAAGCTGTCTTTTAAATATAAATACACATTGCTGATACTATCTAATATAGACTTCTCGCTTTGACCATCAATATTTGTATGCACTTTAAAGTTTGCCTCTTGGTTTAGATTATTGAATGTATCATTTAGCTTTTCAGTTACATCGTCTGCAGATTTTATTGCTTCACCCGCACCCTCGTCTATTCCCTTTGCCATTCCTTGCATTAACATATCACCAATCCATGCCATTTTTCTTGAAGGTGATTGAATACCAAACAGTCCTTTTATTCCAGACCATAAGCTGTTAGCCCATGAAGATACTTTGTCTTTTATCCAACCAGCAAGACTTTGAATACCACTCCACAATCCTCTTACTAGATTTTTCCCAATTTCACTCATCTGGTTATAGCCACCACTAAACGCTTTTACAATTGAGCTTAAGATTTGTGGCACCGCTTTTACTACCTCTTGAATAATTGTTGGTAGGTTTTTTACTATTGCTGTAAACAGTGAAATTCCAGCTGATACCATTTTGCCGATGTTTTTTAATAATGCATTTACAATACCTGTAATGATTTGTGGAATTTGAATAACTATTGTTTGTATGATTACTGGCAGGTTTTCAATTAAAGAAACAAATAACTGTATTCCAGCTTCTATGATTTGTGGAATTGCCTCAAAAATTGCTCCAATAATGCCGTCAATAATCTCAGGAATTGCTTTTATAATAGCTGCAATAATGGTGGGTAGTGCTTGAATTAAACTAGTAAATAACTCAATTCCCGCACCTACAAGCTCTGGTATCGAGTTTAGTAAAAACCGTATAACTGCAGTAATAAGCTCTGGTAATGCTTCAATAAGGACTGGTATTGCCTCGATTATCCCTTCAGCAAGTCCATGAATTAACTCAAATGCAGCTCCAAGTATTAATGGCAAATTTGAAACCAGTGTTTTTACAAGTTCTATAACCACTGATACCACTGCTGGTGTTAGTTTTGGTAAGGCTCCTGCTATTCCTTCAGCTAAAGTTACTATTAATACAATTGCAGCTTCGAGAATTTTTGGAAGGTTTGAAAGTATGCCATCAGCTAATGTCTTTACAAGTTTAATCGCACCTTTTGCAAGTCTTGGCATCGCCTGTAACATTCCCTCAAGTAAAGAAAATACAATCTCTGATGCAGTGTCAATTAGCACATCAAGACTATCAATTAAAGCAGTTGCAAATGATTCTACAATTGCTGATGCCATCTTCATAATTTGAGGGACATACTTCAATACCAGCTTTAGAAACTTTGGTAGCACCTTTCCTACAACCTCTGACATTTTAGAAATATCACCTTTGCAATCTTTTATACCTTTTGTAAACTCACCAAGCATTGATACTCCATCAGTTGCAAGCTCAGTTAATACAGGTAATAGGATTGTGCCCATTGCGTGCTTTAATGCAGTGGTGCCGTTATTTAAATATTGCAGCTGGTCGTCTAATTCACAATATGCACCAAGTAGCTCATCAGATAAAACATAACCCGCTTCATGTGCCTCTTTTCCTAGCTCTTTCATTCTTTCAGCACCTGTTGTGATTAGTGGATTTAACTGCTGGGCAGATCTACCAAGTATTGTCATTGCAAGTGCATCACGTTCGGTTTCATTTGTCATTTTCCCAAGTGAGTCAATGAGCTCCCAGTAAACCGTGTCTGAATCTCTAAGAGTCCCATCTGCGTTCATGATTGAAACACCAAGCTGGTCGTAGGCGTCGATTACATTTTTCGATCCGTCTTTTGCAGCCTTCATCGATTTAATCTGTCTTGCCATTGAACCAGTTATAGTTTCAAGCGATACATCAACAAGCTCTGCAGCGTATCTATACTCTTGAACTCTCTCACTTGAAATTCCAGATACCACACCCTCAGTAAATACAGTATCTGCAAATGCTGCACCTTCTCTTGTCATGTTAACCAGTGCTTTTCCAGTTGCCATAGTAGCTGCACCGACCGCTGCAAATGCTGTTGCCATGGTTGCTCCTACAGCTTTACAAACACCACCAAGCGACTTTAGTTTTGATGATGATTTCTCTGCTTGTTTTCCACTATCTTCAATCTCATCACCCATCTTGTCTGCAGACTTTGTGGTGTCTTTCATTTCTTTACTGGTATTGTCTAAAGCCTCAGTGTTTCCCTTTAGCTCACGCTCCATCTTGTTTAGTTCAGCTTGTGCATGGTTTAGTTGTATGTTCCAGTTTTGTGTTCTTCTATCGGTTTCACCAAATGAGGAAGATGCGTTGTTTAAGGCGGAACGCAAGGTTTCAATCTTTTGCTTTTGTGCGTCAATTGATTTTTCCAGCACTTGGTTTTTTGCTGTTAGGCTATCAACTGAATGGTCGTTTTTATCAAATTGACTGTCTACTAGTTTCATTTCAGAGCCTAGCACTTTAAAAGACCTGTTGATTTCTGCAAGTTGAGCTTTAAACTCTTTCTCACCCTCAAGTCCAATCTTCAATCCAAAATTCTCTGCCATTTGCGTTCTCACCTCCCCCTTTTTTAAATTCCATCTGGTATTATTTCATCAATGTATCTTTCCACTTTAGGCTTTGCAATTCCTGTATACTGCCTATGACACTCCCATAAATCTAGTAGCAGTCCAAAAGGCATTAGCCACACCTCTTCTTGTGGCAGATTTAAACAGCTTAAGCCGTAATACAAAAGACGAGTAAACAACTCTTCATCGCTTACTCGCCTTGCTTGTTTTTTGACTCTTCACTCTCCACATTTCGTTTTGTACCTTTGTATAGTGCCTCAGCAATTGCATCTTTATACTCTGCTAAATCAGTCGGCGTGGTTAAAAGCTCTACCTCATCTTCCGTTAACAACTCCCTTTTATCGTCTTTATGCTTGTAGTTGTGTATGAGAATAGGCTGATTTGCAAGTGTTACTATTAACCATACAACTTCATTTATTGCCTCTTCATAGTTTTCACTGTTTACAAGTTTATCCCCTAGATTTGTTAAACCACCATATTTCTTTGCAATTTCCTTTGTCGCTTTTGTAGTAAGTAGTAGTTCATACTCTCTATCACCGATTTTTATGGTTGCACTTCTTTCATTTGCCATTATCCTTCACCTCCAGCTGGTGGCGTTGGTGTTTCATACACAGGTTCGTATACTGCGTTGTACCAAGCTGATATAACGGTAGTGTTTTCATCGGTTTCATTAACTTCCGCTTTCCAAGGATGCTTATTTGCACCATCTACCTTATTGCGTCTAAAGATTGTGCCCTCGATAGTTGGAGTTGAGAAAGTTATAGAATCACCCTTTGTTGCAAGGTTAGTTGCTGGTACACCAAATAGCACACGATATAGCCAGTAGTATCTGTATTTACCATTTGCTCTTTTTGCTCTAAAACCAACTGCTACATATTTTGACACATCTTCACCACCTGAAATTAATACACCATTTTTATCAACCACCGCTCCCACTAGTGCAGATGCAGCAGCGTTTCCAATATCGTCAATCCCAAGTGATAGCGTGCCACTTTTAAACTCCTTTACCGCTTCCGCTTGACCATCGTCTGCATACAGTGTTGCTTCATTTAGCTCAACTGTTAAGTCAGCTGATATTGCCTTTGCAAGTTGTACTGGAGTGCCGTAGGTTTCATCGCCGTTTTCATCTTCAGTAATTGGTGCATAGTATAGTTTGTCTAATCCAATTGTTGCCATTTCTTATTCCTCCTTAAATAAATAGTTTTTGGCTATGTCTATTGAGTACTGGTAATAGCCACTCCCAGTATCAAATCCGTTGAACCTCCTTTCAGTAACATAAAAAGAGTTATCTATTAGTTTTTTTACTATCTCGTTTTTCACCCTCATATAGTTACCTTTTGAAAATAGAGAAATCCTAAGTTCCTGATAATCCACCTCTGGCTTGTCGTCTGCTGATAACGGATATGAATCAGCTAAAGGAACTAAAACAATGTAGGTTTCAGGTGCTATGTTTTTAAACACTCCAGTCTCAACAGGGATATTTAAACTTTCAATTATAGCTTTTGTTTCTGATAATATGCTCATAATTTTTTAATCTCCTCTTCTAGTTTTTTAGTCATGGTTTCAATACACGGTTTTCTTGAAGATGTCTTTGCTGGCTTTAAAAATGGCTTTGCAGGTTGATTATGTTTTCCATACTCGATCACATTTGCAATCATAGCGTTTGACTTCCCATCACTTCTTGGCTCACTAAACCCAACCTTTATATTTGAGTTACCATTTCTATCAATTTTGACACCTGAAAGCCCAAGTGAAGATAAAAGCTCACCAGTTGATGTGCCGCTTAAAACACCCTTTAAATTTGACTGCACCTTATCTAATGCCACCTTGCCACCAGCAATTAAAACCACCTCACTAATCTCGTCCATCTTGCTTCCAAGCGTTGATAACTTCCTAAGTAGTTCCTCTGGTAATTTATATGTACACCTAGCCATTTGTTGCCTCCACCTTTTTTGCCATTACCTCAATATACATGTTTCTACCTTTTACATTCTCAACTGACAAGATGTTATACTGGTTGTCGTCGTATAAAATGTAATGCTTTGTAGTAACTTCAATATTGGGTATTTTTCTAAACCTAAACAAATCAGTCGCTTCACTAAACGAGGCTAAATTTGCCCACCTTTCGCTCCCATGCCTACTTTCAACAAACACTCGAAGGTCTGCTAAAACAACCAACAAACTCGACACAAAGCCCTCAGGATCGGTTGTGTTTTGAATGGTGCAAAGTTGTGCCTTTTTATTCATTAATCCTAGTCCCATTTTCTTTACACCTTCCATTTTCTATCAAGTCTTAATAGTAGATTTACCGTCTTCCATGTCTGCTCTGCTGCATTTGTATTGCCACCAAAGAAACCACCAGTGCCACCGTCTCTACTTTCGTAAAAATGACTTGCCAGCATTATGATTGCTTGCTTGGTGGTTTCAGGACATGGGTTATTTGCATAGTAGTTTTCTTCTAAATGTTGGTAGCTTTCAGCATAGGTAATTGCAGCAGTAATGAAACTTAAAATCAGCTCGTCATCGTCAGAAAACATCACAATTAAATTTTCCTTCACCCTTTCTAATAAGTCATTTGCACTCATTACTGCCACCTCCCTTTTTATTCACCACTATCAGCTTCCATTATTCCTGCAGTTTTTAACTTTGTAAGCAATGTGTTGAAGTCTGCTAGTAATTCATCTACCGTTGTTGCTTCAGAGGTTGGTTGATTTTCTGCCTGCTTTACAACCCCAGCTTTTGTAGTTGTTGCATTTCCTACCTCTGGTATCTCTGGCTCTGGTAGACCTGTAACAGTGGCACCTTCTTTGATTTCTAAAATGCCACCAATTACTGTCTTTTCCCCACCTTGCTCTGTATAGTTTTTTGCGTTATATTCTCCCATAACACCTCACCTCCCTATGACGACTTTTGTACTAACACTTTTATAGCTTCAGGTAGTATCAACTTGCCATCCACTCTTTGAGTTGCTACAAATCCAGTCTGGTCAGTTGCAGCATAAAGCTCGGATAGTTTCTTGAAAGTCCTACCTTGCCTGTCTGCTATCCAGTAGTATGAGAAATCACCAAATGCTATAGTCTTTGCACCTGCACTAATTGTAGGGACATAGCTTGAGGTGTACACTGGTCTTCCAAGTAAAGTATCTGGAGTGTTACTGGTTAAAGCTGGTTGCCAGAGATAATTTCCATTTCCGTCTTTTAGCTTCCTTATAGCTTTCACAGTTGCATCGTTTACTATCCATACTGCGTTTTTCCTATATGGTGCTTTTAAAGAATAGAAAAGATCGATAATCTCATCTGCTTTAATTTCAGTTGCACTTGCTGTGGTTACTCCCACTTGAGCACCACCAGTTGCGTTGAATATTCCTACTGGTTTCCCTACTCCGTTTCCAGTAAAGAATGCCTCCTCTTCCTTGTTTCCAATTCTTCTACCAAACTCTTTTGAAATGTATGTCTCAAGATTAAACACTGAGTCATTTAAAAGTTCGTTTGATACCTTTATTAGAGTTCCAAGTTTGTATGCACCAATAGAAACCTGACTGAAACTATCATCGCTATCGTCAATAGTCCCTTCCTCGTCTACCCAAGATGCACTCCCTTTTGAAGCCACTACTGGTATTTTTCTATCGCCACTTGAAGTTGTAATGACATGAGCTAATTTCCTGAAAATGTTTTCTTCTTCCAGTGCTTCAACAAGTGTCTTTTCAAACTCGTCTGGTACTAGATATCCACCCTCAGAATCAGTGCCCTCTTGCAATGCGTTTAAAAGCTGAGCGTTTGAATACTTGTTTCGCATAATATTCCAAAAACTCTTCTTGTACGCTTTTGACGCTCTGCCTACCTTTTCCTCTTCTTCATCAGATTTCATAGGCTTTGCTGTGATAGGGTTTGAAACTGGTTTGTTAAGCTCAGCTTCTATCATGTCTTTCCTTTCAAGTCGCTTAATCTCGTTTGTTAGTAGGTCAAGCTCCTTTTCCATTTTGGCGTAAGTAGCGTCGTCTTCAACACTAAGTACACCACTCTCATTCCGTTTGGAATCTAGAAATGCTGTCATTGCATTCCAT